TCTCCGTAGACATGGCTTCCTGAGGCTCCAAATATATGTGCATACGTATTACCGATCATCACATAATATCCAGTTCCTGGTGTTGGTCCATTAACCATTTTTCCGTCAGGCGTCATAGGGTTGTTAGTCCTAATTACGAAACGGTTTCCATCGTAGGTCTCTACCACTCCTTCAACCAAATGATGGAACTTCATTAGTTGGAATTCTAATGGCCACTCTGATGGTGATGTGGGGTGTAGCCAAGAATTGGGGTTGAACGTCAATGTTCCTGCTACCGAGTCGTCAGGTGTATCTCTTCCATCCTTAGCAATGTACAGATATTCATCTATACAAAACCGCCGTACCGTACGTTGTGTTCCCGTGATAGCATTTGAGAATGTGATGTAATTACTCAAATAAACGCCAGGACTTAACTTCTGGAAGGTTGGTCCGAGGCTAGCTAAAAGGGAAAGATCAAAAGTCAGTTGATGTCCAATATTCTCCGGGGTGAAGAAAAGGTCAACAACTCTAATTGGTACGGGAGTTGCTACTGGGGAAGGCATAACTAACAATCGAGGATCTTGAGTAAAATCAACTGTAGCAGGTACATGGTAAACCACATCATCTGCGTTCAATAGGCTTCGCTCAGTAGGGGGGATTCCAAGGGTAGGTTCATCTACTGGATAATAATCGACTGATAACATAGCTTTATTCATAACAAACGAGTTTGTCAAAACATCCACTATGAAGTTACCACGCCAATGTGTATAGCAATCCATTAGCTCGTTGAAAGCTTCAAGATCTACTAACAACCCATCCTTAGTCAACATCTTCATCTTGGGGTGGGGGTGTATCCTGTAAGATACGGTCCGTTGTCCAGGTAATCGTTCCAATACGAGTGGTCGTTGTTTTGTGGCCAGTTGCATAATGTCTCCAATTTGTTCCAGGTGCGCTGTATGGTCGAATGTAGCTACACCGTCTCCGTCAGGACTCACTCCTTCTGCAGTATCCGCGCTCGTTGTCACTTCCATCGCTCCAGCTCCTTCCTGCTGCAACATCTGTCCTTCTCGCGTAGCCTCCAACAAGAGATCTAGAATCTGGGCTGGTGTCTTTGTTAAAACTCCATTTTCCAGACTCTGTACCATGGTGTTTAGCAATGAGGCATCTGCTGA